TTACGCCTCTGGAGCCTTTTTCGTTTGGGGGAATTTTGGTGCAATGGGTAATTGCAATTCCCCCAAGAGTGATGGCGCCGCAGCGAACTCCCCATGATGCTTCTCAGCGGCCTCCTTGTATGCGGCGGCTGCCTTGGCAATGGAGTCGAAAAGCCCAAGCTCGACGCGCTTTCCGCCATACCTGATTCGCGCCCTGTACTTTCCTGACGCCTTGTGGAAGTCCACACCCCTTTCCCCGGTCATAGATGTCGTTAGTGCGCCGACATTGCATAGATTTTGTGCTCTTGTCGCTAAGCGCAAGTTATCAATTCGGTTGTCGCCCGGGTCTCTATTGATGTGGTCGATGTCGGCGGTAGGCATTTCTCCGTAGACATACAGCCAGGCAAGTCGGTGCGAAAAATAGCTGATGAGGTTCACGCGGATCTCGACATATCCGTTTGCTTTTATCTTCCCTGCAATCGCCCCAAACTTAACTTTCGGCTTGCGAATAGCCCATGTAAACAAGCCGGTGCTTGGGTCGTAGCAGAGTTGACGCTTCAGTTCTTCTTGTGTGATCGACATAGCATCATCTCCTGATTCCGTATGCCAATGGGCGCGTAAGAGGGTAGACGATGCCATTTTTCGTTCGGCCAGCCCATCTGCGTACTGTAAGTATAGACAGTATGATTTTTGGGGGAATGACTTCGCGTGACATTCCCCCATCCCCCAAGCTAAAGTTCGTGTATGGCCTATTACGAAAAACGCGGTGAAGCCTGGCGCGCCCAAATTCGGCGGAAGGGCTACCCAACACTATCAGCCACCTTTGATACCAAGGCAGAAGCTCAACGCTGGGCCGCAGGTATTGAGGGTGATATGTCTCGCTCACGATATGTTGATCAGCGCGAGGCTGAGCGCACATCGCTTGCCGAGGCGCTGAAGCGATACCGCGCAGAAGTCAGCGATCACAAGAAGGGGGCCAAGCAAGAGGCCGCACGCATAGCCCGATGGCTAGAGCATCCTTTGGCTGACAAATCCCTTGCAGAGATCACATCAAGCCAGTTAGCAGGCTATCGCGACGAACGAATAGCGCTCGGTGCTTCGGGCGCAACGGTGCGCTTGGATCTGGCAATCATCAGCCACCTATACACTGTCGCGTCAAAAGAGTGGAATATGGATGGGCTAAACAACCCTGTTCATAACCTGCGCTTGCCGTCGACAAGCAAGTCTCGGGATCGGCGCCCAACAACAGCTGAGCTGGAAAAGCTCTACGCTGCCGCCGCAGACATTCATCCTGAGCTTCCGGTCATCATTGCGCTTGCTGCGGATACTGCTATGCGGCGTTCAGAGCTGGTGCTGTTGCGCCGGGAGCAAGTGAAGGGGAAGGTGGCCTATCTTGAGGACACAAAGAATGGTCAGCGCCGTGCCGTACCGCTATCAACGCGGGCACTTGCGCTGATTAAGGGGCTGCCTGCGCGCCTCGATGGCAGGCTGTTCAGCCTCAAGCCTGACTCAGTATCGAACTACTTTGCACTCGCTCGCGATGCTGCGGGCATCGAAGACTTGCGGCTGCATGACATGCGGCACGAAGCAACCAGCCGTCTATTCGAAATGGGGCTTCCAGTGATGGAGGCTGCCGCAGTGACCGGGCACAAGACATTGAGTCAGCTTGCCCGATATACACACCTCCGCCCTGAGGATATTGCAGACAAGCTCGGCTGAGCCTGCCTGGTATCCCTATCACCCTGCCGCCCGCAATGTCGGCGGCGCCTGTCGAGGTCGTCCGACCTTAGGTGCCTTGTGTTCGCCTGCCTCGTATTCGCGCAGGAAGCGCCGAACACTCTCAACCCGCCAGCACACCCTCGCACCCTGCTTGAAGTATGGCGGGAGCCAATCCGGCCTGGATTGGACGGCGCTACGAATCGATGACTCGGTGCGCCCCATAATCTTCGCCAACTCTGGAACATGGACAATTTCTGGCTCGATCATAGATCACCCCCAATCAGTTCAGCCGGCACCATCGCCGTGTCGCCCAACATGGCCCTGACCCGCGCGCGACAGAATGCGATGAGTATCGTGGGGCCGCTGGAAAGTCGCATAGGGCGCAGCGGATCGTATGGCTCGCCCTCGCGATATGCGAAAGACCTGATGACGCCGGAGTCGTTTTGAACTGCGCCGTATGACCGGCAGTGCGCATCCATCAAGGGTCCGCCCTGGCTCCAGTCGGTCGACGGCCTATACGGCCCAAGAATTTGTCCGTCTCGTAAGACGTGCGGGTGGTTTCCAATACGGACAAGGCTCTGCTTCTCGACTATCGCCACCATCCAATCCAGCGCCGGGCCAGTTGCCTCGGCAACCTTCACTTCGATCATCTGGCTCATGGCATCTGCTCCCCGATTGCTGCGGCTGCGCAGGTTATGGCGCGATAGCTTGTCACGCGCTCAAGCCCCAACGCATACAGAACTTTGTCACTAGGATTTATCTTCTCACCGCTTTTCAGGCGGCATAGATAAGACAGCTCAAATCCAAGCGCTTTCGCGGCTGATGTCAGGCTTCCATGTTCTTGCTCAGCGGCTTCAATCGCCAAAACTACCGGAAGGTTATGATTCGCAGGCTTACCATCTGCCGTCTTTTCTAGGAGAGAAATCGTGGTTTCGTCTCGGGCCTTTTCAAGGGCGGCAGCATTGCGTGATATATGAGCATCGAGTACGGAGCAGATTTCCGAGCTTTCGCAGGCATGGCGCTTCACCCTGAGAAGCATGTTTGACGCTTCGAGCGCGGCAACCAACGCTTCGGTAATTTCAGTTTTCATACTTCCTCTCTACCCATTAGCGGGGAGTTGGTGGCGAATCCACACGCAAACTGGGCCGTCTTCTGTGTCGTGGATTGAGAAGATGAACCAGCCATCACCATCTGGCTTGCTTGGTTCCCATGCGGTGCAGTCGCAAAGCCCCTCATCGAGCCAGCGCTCCGCAAGCTCTTCGTTGTCGCTTTCCAGCTCGACGATGCACACCTCAAGCCCGTGGTCGGCGAACCATGACTTGAGGATCGCGCACTCGTCCCCGTCATCAGGCCAAGCCGGGTGAGTCCAGAATCCCATGTCGTCACGTACAACCTGAAGGGGTGCGATAACTTCATTTTCAACAGACATAACAAATCCTTACCGCCATCAGGCAGTGATAAATAGATAGGGGTTTGAGCTATGCAGCGAGGGTGGCGGGGGTTAGTACGCTAAATCCACTGAGAACTCATGCGCACATTTAGGGCAGTACGCCTCTACATTCTCTGTGCGATCTGTTCCATGCTCTACAGCTGTGAATTTTTTCCCTTCCCAGAAGTCATCAGTACACAGCATGTCGAAGCTGTGGCCGCATTGAGGGCATTCGGTGTCGAGGCTGATTGACCAGACGGCGATTTTCTTTTGCACTGCATTACGAGGCGGCTGCTGGTCCTTCCTGAGACCATTACTTACCGCAAGCATTGCGGCCATTCGCGCAGTCAGGCCGGTATAAGAAGGGCAATCAGGAGCATGTCGCGCCCCTTCCGCATTAACCCCAGCCGGGCAGTTGCAAAGATTAAATCTACTCACGGTTCAACCTCCTGCGCTGCTGCGAGCATGGCGGCAATACCCGACTGAATTCGATCCCTGTTGTAGGGCTGCTTCCCGATCTTGGCTATGCTCAATTGATTGACGGTCCCCTGAATCACAGGCCATTTGAAAATCAGGCAGTCCGCAATATCATCGGCTGGCAGCTTAGCTGTCGAGTACCGGAGTTCATTTAGCTCGCAGTATGCTTGTGTTATGAATCGAAGAAGGTCGATAACTCCAGAATCCACAAGCGCATAGCCTTTGGGCGGTTCCGCCTTTTCTGCCGCTGCCTGCAAGCGCTCAACCTCTGCCTCTAGACGCCGGATATCTGCGCTGAGCTGATCGTAATCCTGCCGCAGATTGAAGGCGAAACCGGCAAGCTCATCGCCAGTCAGTTCAAGGTGATCATCTAGCTTTCGCGTGCTGATCTGGCGTTGCTTTTCGCAGATCGCCTCCAACGTGCGAAGCGGCCTTCGGTTCGCAAGGCTAGCGAGTATCTGCATGGTTCGTGCGGTGCTCATACATCACCTTTGCTTGAGAGGATGGCGCGGACAATATGCACAACGCCTCTGGCGCTTTCCGCGTCGGCTCCGTCGGCACCATCATCGAACACTGATGCCAGATTGCCGATTCGCTCCAAATCACCACGCTCTACAAGCACCTGTGTGGCGGGGATGGGTGGCGGGGCGGAACTTATGGCGTAGTCGAGCATTGCACCAATCATGTCAGCGTCGAACACGCTCGTTTGGCGAATGTGTTCAACCACTATGGATGCGTCCATTTTTGCCCACGAATGCGGCACACCCCGCGACGGGTTGAGGCGGGCGACCTCATCAAGGCAGGCGTTCCAGCCATCTTTGTAAGCTCCAGCCTCAACGGCATTGACTGGAATTACTCCGGCAAGATACTTCGTGTACTGTTCGCGCTCTGGCAGCACAACGCCCGACTGCCTGGATTTCAGTTGCGCGAGTTCGGTCATTGCCGCAATGCAAACTCGCTGCTGACTGTCGCGCTCTTCGCGCAAGTTTGAAATAACGACTGCAATTTCGACCGGTAAGTGAGCCATGAAATCAAGGCTGCACTCGACAGATACCGTCGCACCGCATGACTTGGCGCAATCGCTTATGATCGAACGCAGCCGCTCAATCTCCTGCGCCTGCTTGTCGTAGTCGGATGCATAAACAAACTGGCCGCCGGATTCTTCTAGGTGCTGCCCAAACATGGCAAATCGCTTAACCTCACTCATCCCTGCCTCCAAATTTCTGTATTGGTCCACTCATCCCAGCTAACCCGCTTAGCCCGGCGCTCAGTGCTGCACAGATCGACGAACTGGCCGGGGAGGATGCGCACTACCTGGTGAGTGATATTCGTTGTGAGCTGCAAAGCAGTGCGGGGCAGGCCAGCGCATTGCTCGGTGATGCGCCGCTGTACTGCGCTTTCGATCATGCCGTTCATGCTGCAGCCCTCGCCTGAATGCTTTCAGCCATGACGATCGTCATCTTCAGCTTCTCTGCCACGCTGACTTCAAGCAGAGCCCCTTTTGAAATTCCCCAGTCCGGGAGCAGCGCAACGCTGTCACAGGTCAGCATCTGGGCAAGACCCCAGCGCAGGTACTCTTCCCAAGATTCTTGAGGCGGGTTCTCGGCAGGCGACTCAACGTCGAAGCCCAAACTGCGCAGGCGATCAGCCTCCGCGTGGAATGCTGGGTAATTGAAGTGCGGGCAGCCTGTCATGGGGCCGCTGAGGTATATGCGTTGCATAACTCACTCCTTCACCGGCGTACAGCGGATACACCGGCATTCAGTGATAGGGAGGCGGGGAGAGGTGCGGCAGTAGATGGTCATGCCTATTCCCATCCGTGCATGTAAGCTGGCTCAGTAAGTTCGGACAGTTCTTGTCGCAGGGTCTTTTCGAGGGTGACGGTCACTCCCTCGTCGATGTCGAATGCCTGGGTGTTGTCGAGCATCTTGTCGCCGACCAGCTCAACTTCACGGGCGGTGAACTCATCGTCTGGGTAACCGCTGTACTCGCATAGAACCTTGATTGCGCCCTCTGGCGTGTAAGCGGCAACAATGTCGTTATCGCCTACTTGGTAGGCTTTAAGGGTTTCAGTAGGCATGACTCTATCCTCGCCATTGGCGTGATCGGTGAATTGGGAAGGGGTTAAAACAGTTCGGCTTGAGGGTTAAGCCGCTTGCTCTGTGTACGTCGACCAGCCAACTTTTGGCGCCTTGGTCTTTTTGTTGATGATCGGATTGCCCAAGGCATCGCACATAACGCCTTTGTAGCGAATGTGCAGGTCGCGACAGTTGCCTGCTTTGCGCTGCAACTCGATCCACTGGCGGGCAAACTGCGGAGCGTCAAAAAGGTTGCTCAATTGCTTAACCTTCGCGCCGCGCATTATCTTGTCGGCTCTCTTCTCGCAGGCTTCCTCCCACTCGGAGGGAGTCATGGCCCCGCCGCCTTGCCTGATTGTTGAGGTGGTTTTCTTGGCATCGTTTAGCGCGATAGCGCGAGTCATGCCGAACACAGCGAATGTACTCATGGCGATTACTCCAGGTTGTTCAACACTGCTTTCAATAGATCAGCCACGGAAGTGGGTTCACCCTCGGCGCCTTCCGTGTCGCGCGTTATTGCCCGTCGAACCAACTCGCATGCTGTTTCGCAATTGCACTGAAGACTGTTAATTTCGTCTTCAGATTCGCTCAGAAGGGATTCAAGAGCTCTGATCTCTTCGCGCATCTCTTCAACTTGCGCGCCGGGATCTATCTGTCTGCTTGCAATTCGGCGCGTCAGCTCGGCAGCAGCATCAGGGTCGAGCGGCGCGTAATGAAGAAGCTCTTCACTCGACAAACTTCTTACTGGCATACTCATAATCAATCCTCAAGGATGCGTGACATGCCGCCGTGACACTAAAGCGCCGTCAGGTCTTGCAGCGATTCATCATCAAGACGACATGCGCCGTGGATCAGGCGAGTGATAACGTCTTGCGGTTCGTCGATATCAAGGCGGGCCATGATCTCAATCAGCTTGGCGTCTGTCGCCTTGAACAAATCGAGTTTTATTGTTCGTGACAGGCAGCGTGACAAGCGCTCTTCCTCGGTCAGCTTGTCGCGCTCACGCTGTTCCTGTTTGCGTTCTGCTGCTGTCTTTGCCATCACACTTCCTCACGCCGCTTGGCACTTGCGCATGAACCGCTGCGCCACCGGATCATCGGTAAAGTAGGTGCGCAGAATGCGCTGCACACGGTCATCAGAACAGTTGCAGGCCTTGGCCAGCTCTTGCTTCTTGGTGATGCGCGGCAGTACGGCGGCGATCATTTCAATCAGCTCAGCATCCTGCTCATACAGACGGGCAACGCGGTTTGCTTCATGCGCCTTGCGGGTTTCGGCGAACTGGTCAGCCGTCTTGCGTGCCCGGTTGTTGAACATCACCGGTTCAGATCGGGCGCCGATGCCTACTTGCTGGATGCTCCAGCCACGCGCCAGAAACTCAGCCTCTAAGCGCTCAAGCTCTGTCTGGTGGATATGGAAGGGGCCGGTCTTGCAGCACGCTTCGGCAGCACCCGCCCAAGCATCAGCTGATGTTTTGTCTTCTTCGATGGGGGCTAAATCGGTCATGGTTATTCCTTGGCCGGCAGTGCCGACTTGAAATTCAGTCCAAATTCAACTCTGATCTTGCGCAGCTGCTCGTAACTGACGCCCATCGCCTTTGCGGCTTCGCGCGCAGTCAGGTCGCTGTACCACCTGGCGCGCCGGGCTATCTCTTCGCGTTCGGCTTGTCGCTCGGCTACCCGGTCGTTGTACTCTTCGGCGGCTGACTGCGTGCTCGACCGCTTACTGAGCTTTTTGCGCGCCTGCATAAGGGCGTATCGCCGCGGGTGCCGGTCAGGGTCCAGCTCGGCAGCGCTGCCCAGAACGGCTTGCTGCTGTGCATGGCTCTGGAATTGAGGGGAGTGCATCATGCAGCCAGCTCCCGAATCAGTTCGCGAACCCTTGGTACCTCTCGGCGTGCGAGCGGTACCGGTTCATCTAAACCTTTGAGACGCAGCAGGTAGGCTGTGTGCGCCTGATTGTGCTCGATGCTTTCAACCAGGTGGCGCGCCGCCAATGTTCCGCGATGGGTGCGGATGAACAGGGCGCCAAAGTCGGCTTCAAGCTCCTGCAGCGTGTCGGTCAGGATCAGCGATGCACCGTCTGCGCGGTATGCGCTCACGTACTTGTGACTTGCCGAGAAGTACGCCACATCGGTGATCGGCCACTCGGTGCGCTTGCGGCCCATGCTCTGCTGGATAGAGGTTCTGGTCATAGCGTGTTGCCCTCGCTAACGTGCGGGATAGTCAATCTAGGCTGTCGCTTCACGCTCAAGCGACTGAGCAAGCCACATGGCCTCTTTGTAGGTCTGGCGAAAGCCCACAACGCGCTGCGTGGCGGTATTAATCACCCGCACCATGCCTGCGCCCATATGGATGGTGTGTTTGGGCGTGTGGATGGTTGCCGAAGGCATTGAGCGGCGGATAGCGAAGGCTTCACGCGCCAATGCGGCCAGGCGCATGACCTCGTTGCACTCATTGATAGCTTTGGTCGATTCTTGAAGTACGTTCATGGTGAGTACCTTTCACGGGTAGTGTGTATAGGTCGCTGACCTGGTTGAAAGCAGACGCTTCCGCAAGGTTCTGCCAACCAAGGCAGCGACGTATAAAAACCAAAAGAAAGCCCGGCGAACCGGGCTATATGCGCGTACGCCTCCATACGCGGTGTGGGTGGTGTTCTGCTTGAGTTCACATGGCTATGTCCTCCAGTTGTGCGCGCAGTTGGAATGGCGGGCGCTCGCCTAGGCTGGTAAGTTAAGCGGGCTCAAGGCTGAAGTTGTCTGCCCCGAAGAAGTTAGTGAGTCGCCGATTGATTTCCTCCACCGAGTAGGCGATTCCGCCGTGGCCGCGCGGGCCTTTATAGGTGTAAATTCCGTCTTTCAACGTATAAGTGAACTTCATAGGGATGATCTCGTGATAGGAACAATTGAGCCGCGCTATGGCGCCACCGTTTACATCTCGGATGCGCAAAAGGTTTGTATTCAGCAGGAGACTAACGATGGCGGCGAGCCTCACTTGCTTATTTTTGAAGAAGGCGAAGTGTCGGAATTGATCGGGCTTTTGCAGCAGGCTCTTTCTGAGTTTGATGAAATCCGAAGGGTCGCCGCTGAAAACGAAGAAAACTAAAAGCGCCCAATGAAATGGTTAGCCCTTACGCCGTGGCGGGCTAGTCCACTCATTGACGCGCGCGGCGTCATGCGTTGCGCGGTGGCTCCCGTGTCGTTGCGGGATTTGGTTATGCCGTTATGGCTGGTATTGGTTGATTGATCTGGCACCGCGGCAAAGAACTCCACACTCCTAGTCCGTCGCGTTGGCGCCACGCTTTCCGCGCTTTACGCCAGATCAATCACCAATAACAGCCGAGGCCGAAGCCCCGGTGTGTTAGTTGAAATAGTTCCGGTCTTTCCCGGATGTCACTGGCCCGCATGCTCCTGCCGTATTCCTCGCGCAGTCATCGGTTATCACCGCCTGCGGATTGCCCGTATTCCACGGCCACCGGTTCATGTGGCGCGCCAGCGCTCACGTCAATTCATAAATTCGTTAGGCCCGGACTCGCTACTGGCGACAGTCCGGGGTATTGCGTTAGCGGTGATCCCCTCACGCCGGGGCGACGCCTCGTACCCGCTGCTGATTGCAGGTCGTAGGTGATCAGTTGGTTGGCAGCGGGGCTTCCTGTTCACGCAGCTCGATCAGCGTTGCTGCGCGGTCATCGGTATTACGACATGCGGCGTACAGCCCCTAGTGCCTGGTTAAGTAGGCACACCGCATGAAGTCCGGCGCGCCATATGCCGAAGCTGGCGCGCTAATTTGATTCTTTTTTACGCCGCACTCGCGTTCTGGGTCGTTCGCTCGGTTTGGGCATTTAGCCCTCGGCAGCCGTATGGGTTCCCATCGTTGGTAGGCTTTTCGTCACCTATCTGCGCGCCGGTCGCCAGTAGAGGCAATGCGGTTTGTGTTGCGGCTAACTGTTAAAGAGCGTTCTGGCCGTGGCCAAGGCATCGCTGCCTGTGCTGGTGCCGGTGCTGGCCGGCTTGTGATCAAATATAAGCGAGCTTATTTATTGAGTCAATAAGCTCGCTTATATTTATATTCGAGGGATGGTTCTGCGAATCACAGACACAAAAAACCCGCTCAGTGCGGGCCGTGTCGGTTCATGATTTCAGGGGCAGGGCGTTAGGCGGGGAAGGGCAGGCAATAAAAAGCCCGCTGGGTGGCGGGCTATAAGGATTTCGTTTATGACTTGTAAAGCCAGTCTCTAAGCTCAGCCTTAGAGCGCAGAATTTTTGATTTCTTACGAATCTCATTTGGCGTGTTGCCGTCGAAATCTATGATCGCGTGCTCGTCAAATGGCTCTGGATCTGGAATCGCTGGTAGATCAAGCTCTGCGCACTCCGCAACAGTTACAGATAATACGCCTACAGATTTTAGCCCGAGCCCATCAACAAAGTGTTTATGGGCTGCAGGTGGTGATATCAAGTCGCCATCATAGCACGATAGTTTTTTATCATCCTTGGGTGTTGGGCTAAACGCCTGAGATGTGATCCTGCCATCCTGAACAAAGCTTGGATTTATTTGGCGTAATAGCTGAGTATCGTCCTTCATTAGATTTCTCCCTTGGCCGCCATGGAAATAATCTCCACCAGGCGCTGTATATCGCTTTCTTCCTCAAGGGTAAGCATTTCGTAGAGTTCGTCTAAAGTTTCAACATTGAGCCCATGTAGCTCTGCTGTGCGGTCTGCTAGGTTTATTTCAAGGCTAATGTCTTGATTTCCTGTTCTCCACTCAAGCTGTACTCCACCATCTTCGGAAGGGTAAATGTAAGGGCTTGGGAGAGCAGACGGGTACTGATCAGCAAAGAAACTCTCGAGCCAATCGAACTCTGCTGCGTTAGGTACATTTCCACGACCTTCCAGCCAACCGGCCTTCAACAGCCTTAGCTCATCTATTCTGGCTAGCGGATCGTTTGTTTCGATAATGGCTGCATCCTCGATAATATCAAAGGAGTGTAGCTTCTCGTTGCGATCAAATCGACCAATACCGGATACTGAAATTTTGACACCGGCGCGATAGCCACCCATAGCCTCCAATATGGTATCTAGATGAATCGCATCAAACTTAGCAAATATTTTTCTTCCACCAGGGACCTGTAACTCAAAGCTCATCTTGCTCTGGTCAAGCTCAGAGACCATACCTCTAACGGTAACCTCGTCTGTTAGCTCTTCATTACGAGAGGCTAATAATAATCGCCTTCGCGTAAGCTTTGTAAGGCGTGCAGGGCGGTTCAGACCGGGGAAAAACTCAAAAGTCTCTCCTTCTCTTAGGCCTCGACCAAACCTATCGAAATATCCAAGAAGGTTCTCTGGTAAATGTTTTGATATTGGCTCCATATGTTCTGCTGCATCTATTGCAGCACCAATCGCCCGCACAGCCTGATGAAAGTAGTCCTCATTTGCAGCTGGGAACAAGCCTGCTGAATCATCGCTGTAATCGATTGAAATTGCTGGGATTGCGCTGCCTTCTTTTATTTCGGAGAGGGATAGTGATAACGGTTCTGTAAAACCTTTAGGCACTCTGATGCGCCCATGGCTTTCTACAAACTTCCACTTGGCAACAGCAATTACGAACTCTTCAAGCACAGCCAAATCCTTGAGCATCTCAAGCGGGATGGTGTGGTCGGAAAATCTGTGGCCAACAAGTCTAGGTTCAATTAGTGTTTTCTTCATGACTCACTCACCCATTATCTCCTTATACCGGCGCTGTTATTGCTCGGGCGCTTACTTGGCAATGCTAAGCCCGCGACGGCGGCGAACGGTTGACCACCAGAACACCCATCCTAGAATGCGCAGCTCGGCAGCCTGCTCAGCGGTAAGCACCTCGTCGGGATATTCTTCGTCGTTCTCGCTGCGAATGCGTAAGCCACCACCGGGCATTCGATACAGGTACTTCACCCGAAGCATGCCGTCATGGTCGAAGGCGTAAATTTCTCCGTCCTCGATATCCAGAGATCCGCGATCGATGCCGATGGTGGCGCCATCCATAATCAGGCGCTCCATGCTGCGTCCGCGAACAGTGGCGCACGCTGCGTTGCGCTCTAACACTCCCGCCTCGCGCAGGGTCGACTTTGCAAACCGCAGTAAGCGCCCTGGGGCCTCAATCACCTGGGTGGCCCCGCATCCTGCTGCCATTTCGACTTCCTTATAAAGAGGTATAGCCACCTCATCATCTCGCAACGGGGTGTCGCTGTCCCATGCCGACATTACTCCGATCAGTTCGGCGTTGGACTCAATCTGCTGGGCAAGCATTTCTCCACGGCCAGTTTCGAGCCAAATAGGGCTTACTCCGCACTGAGAAGAAATCTTGATTAGGTGCACGCTCTGAAGGTTCTCACCCTTTTCAAGCTGAGAAATTACAGGCTGCGAAATGCCAACGCGCTCGGCCAGTTCTTTTTGAGTTAGGCGTGCGTGCGCGCGTGCGGTTTTGATGCGTTTTCCGAGCTCGTTCATCCGGTCAAATTTATAAGGCGGCTTATTCCCTTGCAAATAATCCTGCTTATCTTCTACCATATAAGCGTGCTTATTTTGAGGATCGGCCATGAGCCCAATCGAAGCGCTCGTTGACCATTTCGGCGGGCAAACAAACACAGCTAAAGCCCTTGGCGTTTCACAGGCTGCCGTCTCGTATTGGCTTGCCGGAATCCACTCGATGAGCGCCGAGAGTGCATTTAAGGCGGAAGAGCTTACTGGTGGCTTGGTCACGGCGAAGTCGCTGTGTCTGAAGCCATCGGCTCGTGACGCTGCCGCTTAACCGCCAGCGAATTTACTGCGCGGTCGAAACCGTTCTGCGCATCCGTTCTCTGGCAAGGCCGTAACAACTCGATATTTCGCTCAAGTCTGGCAGGTAAGTGGAGTTGAGCAGAAAGCGGCATCAGCTCAATCAAGGCTGCGATGTGGCAGCGAAGGGCAAGTAGTTCGCCCTGCAAGGTTTCAACGGTAGTCGGTCGCATGAGGGCATCCCTCTCGGCTTATTCAGTGATTACAGGTTGCCCGACTTACTTCAAGGGCGACACGGAAACAAAAAAGAGGGTTTTACGGATGGACGATATCGAACGCGCAGTACACGAAACCGTTTTGGATGCTGGCGCAAAGGTACTGGCGCCGAAAATGGGGCTTTCTCACACCGCTTTGTTGCAGCGTTCAAACCCGAACTGCGATGACCACAAGCTGACCCTTGCCCAGTTCTATCAAGTGAATCTGCACAGCGGTGATCACCGGTCTCTGCGCGCTATGGCGACCGACTTCGGCTATGAGCTGCAAGGTGGGTATGTGGTCGAGGAAAAGACGCCTGTTCAAGCGCTGATGGACAACCTTCGCCATTCGGCAAGCACTACTCAGGTCGTCATGGGCGCACTTGAAGACGGTGTACTGACAGCGCTAGAGCGCCGCGACATAGAAACAGCCATCGCTAATGAAATGCGAACACTGCAAGCGTTGCTGGCGGCTGTGCGTCCAGTGCAGAACGTTTCAAAGGTTGGCTGAATTACAGGCAATAAAAAGCCCGGCTGCAACCGGGCTCTTCAAACAACACAAGTGGAGCTGATTATGCACACTCAAAGCCATCAAGACAATACCGGACTAGCTGCGCCACATTTCATGAAATCCGAAAACGTGGCGCGCACAATGTCATCGCGTGAAATCGCAAAAGTCGTCGGCTCAAGACATTCCGATGTTGTGCGAACGATTGACCGCCTGATTGAAAAAAAGGTTGTTTCGGGGTGTGCGCCGTCGGCGTATACCCATGAGCAGAACGGTCAAACTTACCATGAGTATCTGGTCAGCAAGCGTGACAGCTTTGTGGTCGTCGCCCAGCTTTGCCCCGAGTTCACAGCCGCACTGGTTGACCGCTGGCAAGAGCTTGAGTCACGCAACACTGTCACGCTTCCAGATTTCTCAAATCCAGCTTTAGCCGCTCGCGCCTGGGCTGAACAGTTCGAGCTTAACCAGGCAGCAAATCAGGCGCTGGCCATCGCTGCGCCAAAGGTTGACTTCGTAGATCGCTACGTCGAATCAACCGGCCTTAAAGGTTTTCGCCAGACCGCCAAACTGTTAGGTGCCAATGAATCCCGATTTCGCGAGTTCTTGCTCGACGAGAAGATCCTCTATCGCTTAGGCGGAGAGTGGCAGGCCTATCAGAAGCATATCGACGCTGGGCGCTTCTCTGTGAAGACAGGTTCTAGCGAATCAGGCCACGCATATAACCAAGTCAAGTTCACACCCAAGGGCGTTAGCTGGGTTGCTGGGCTGTGGGCTCAGCACAATCTTGAAGGTGAGTTCTAATGGCCGGCGACTGGATTAAATTCGAACTTACCACGCTGGATAAGCCTGAGGTCTGCCAAATCGCTGAACTGGCTGATATCGACCTTGATGCAGTGGTAGGCAAGTTGATGCGTGTTTGGGGTTGGTTCGATCAGCAGACCGAAGAAGGTAACGCTCCGAGCGTTAGTAAAAAGTTACTCAATCGTCTTGTTGGCGTTAACGACTTCTGCGAGCACATGAAATTTGTGGGCTGGATGGTTGAAGTGGATGGCGTCATTAGCCTGCCTCGTTTTGATCGACATAACGGCAAAACCGCTAAGAACAGGCTTCTTACGGCTAAACGCGTTGCAAATCACAAGTCAGGTAACGCTAAAGGTAACGCTAAGAGCGTTAGTAATGCGTTACCTAAAGAAGATGTAGATGTAGATATAAAAGCCTCTCCTAAAGGCGATGCGCCAATTGACCCTAATTCGCCAGTCGAAATGTCTCTGGACTGGACGCCTTGTCCTGACCTGCTGAAGGCATACGCATTCCGTGCTGGATTAAAACTTCAGCTGTTCACCGAAGAAGCCATCGCTCCATTCATCTGCCACTACAAGCCGCAGCAGCGGCTAGAAACTCAAGAGGGGTGGGTAAGCCTGCTGGTCAAGTGGTTCGCCCGCGATCGCGCCTATCAGTCCAGTCAGGGCTATCAGTCAGGAAATGTTCGCAAGTTCCCCATCAAGCAGGGAGCAACGCCGGATTTCGATTCTACGGGTTGGCTTGGGGGTGAGGCATGAAGCCAGTACAGGGCATGAGGCCAGCATTGGCTATCACCACGAATATCGTTAGTGCTGGCGCCGCTGGGTGCCCTGATGTTCCACAGCGCAAACCTAGCGCTGAGAGCGCAGTGGCGGCTTTGAGCCCTCAGGCCCGCCTGGCTGTGGAAGGGTTGATCAACCGGCTGTTCCGTGAAATCCGCAACGCACGACCAGCATGGAGGCAAGCGTGGGCAACAAATGAGGCGCTTGCGTCTGCGAAAGTCACGTGGCTGCTTGCGTTCATCGAGGCCGGAATTAACGACTGGGATCGGCAGATTGAGTATGGCTTGAAGGGGTTGCGCGCCGATCCTAGTGACTTCGTGCCCAGCCCGGGCAAGTTCATTGGCTGGTGCAGGCCAACAGCGGAGTCTCTTGGTCTAAAAAGTCCTGAGCGCGCCTATCAGGAGGCTTGCCGCAATGCTCACCCATCCGCGCGTGCTTCCGCTGTTTGGTCGCATCCTGTTACCTATCACGCTGCGATTGATGTCGGTCTTGATGTGCTGATGCAGTTAAGCGGGGTTGAGACGTGGAAGCTATTCGACCGCAGCTACTCAGTGATGGTCCAGCGGGCCGTGGAAGGCCAAGAGCTCGGCGAAGCCGTAGCTCTCGGG